CTATGTTGCTATCTGCTGTGTTCAGATTTTCACTGATTGCAGATGTATAGTTGCTTGGGGCGTTATATATGAAAGCAATATATCCTTGACCACCTTTACCACCACTGCTAGTATTTGCTGAACCGCCAGCACCGCCACCATAAGTACCTCCTGCGCCACCTGCTGAGGTTGAACTACCACCGGCACCACCACCACCACCTGATGGACCTACTGTACTTGCTGCGTCATAAGTTGTATAGGCATAATACGTACCACCGGCACTACCACTAACAAAAACCGTTGGCGCCCCAGAAGCTCCACCGCCACCGCCAGTAGAGCCAGAATTACTTGCACCATTCCCGGGTGGGCTAACGTTAGTACCCGCAGCCCCACCTCCAGTACCACCACCTATAGCTCCTACACCGCCAGAACCTGTAGAAATACCCCCTGTACCACCATTTATTCCGCCACCGCCCGAATAAAAATAAGAAGTTGATGAAAGTGTTCCACCATTACCACCTGCAGCGCTAGGACTACCTGAAGCTCCGCCACCAGTTGTCGTAAAAGAGCCTATTGCATTTCCACCGTTACCACCTGAAAATTTAGCTGTACCAATAGAAGCCGCCGCTGTGCCGCCTAAACCGCCAGTATTGCCAAAACCAATAGGGCCATTTCCTCCTTTAGCTGCTACCCCTTGGGACGTTAGTGTTGGAGCAGTGTTAGATGCCGCATTAAACCAAGTATCGCCGCCTAATGTACTAGAAGCAGTAAAACTATTTGTACCACCAGCACCAACAGAATAATATGCGGTGCCACCCGCAACTAAGCCAGTAACTGCAGTAGATTGCGCCCATGCGCCGCCACCACTTCCCGGGGAAGTTGAAGTATTAGTTTGAAATGAACCACCACCACCGCCAACCGCATCAATAGCAATTAGCGTTCCAAAGTCGGCTGGTATTGTAAATGTGCCAGTACCAGTAGTCGTTATAAATACAACTTTAGCAACCATATTAAAACCCCTATTTCTAAGGGTTTACTACTACGATGTTGCAGTAGTTGTATATGTAACTGCTAAACTATCTCCAGATGCTACAGTCTTGCTACCACCAGTAAAGTTACCAGCAGAATACAAAATACCAGTAGTTGTATCTTTAGTAGCAGAAGCAGAAGCACCAGAGTTAATAAAGCAACCGTTAACAGTACCAGAGCTAGTCATAGAAAAAGTCAATGCAGCTGCTGTTTTGCTAGTAACGTTTGATGGGCTTGAGCCTGTTGAAGTAGAAGCAGACCAGTTTGGAGCTTGGCGATTGCCTGTATAGGCTGGAGCATTTGTGCCGCCTACTTCAGTCCATGCGTGTGAAGACATAGTATCAGCAGCTGTGTAAGTTGCAGTACCGCCCAAAAGACCTAAGTAGTTAGCGCCAGAAGCTGTACCACCAGAAGTGCCAGTAGCGCCAAAGTAAAAGTCGAAAAGGGCTTGTTTGCCTACAGCAGTAACTAAGTTAGGGGCTTTATCTTCCCACTTTAGGTTGCCTTCAGAGTCAAAGCACTTAACATCATACCAACCTTGGATTCCCAAAGTTTCGTTGTGCTGTGCGCCACGGGTTACTGATGCGCTTGCAGCGTCACCAAAGTTTGCTAATTCATTGCTCATGTTAAGAAATCCTTAAAATAGAAGTTGTTGATGTTGCTGTTGGAAAAGTCACAGTAAAAGTACCTGCTGCTGTATTTGTTTTATCTGAACCAAAATCCAACACCGCTACAGCTGCTCCAGTAGTTGAATTATATATCAAAGCACATCTAGCAGTAAAGGACGCTGAAGTCCAAGTTACGTTAGCAAACGAAATAAAGGCTGTTGAAGTCCCTGTAGTATAGGTAGGCACCTGACTAATAGTTAAAGCCTGCCCACCAGCCGTATAACCAGTACCCGCAACCTCATTAACCGATGTATAGGCTAGGGTTGTGTAGTCTAGGTTAGCGGCTGCCGTATACAGGGCGATTTTATAAGTATAGGGGGTACCAGCTGCAAAGTTTTCTAAACCACTTAGGCAGTTTTGCTTAAATATATTGCATTGGCCTTGCTGGATTGTCATGTTTTAACCATAATTTTAGTTTGCCCATCCCGGTAGGCGTCACCACGCTCCAAGCCATCGCCAAGGCGTTTAAGTTGAGCAACTGCCTCTTGGTACTTATCTTCGTAATATTTGACCAAATCGGCTTCGCCCTTCATAAAGAGCATAGCTTCCCGCATGGATCCGTAAAATAGAACTGGGTCATAGTTGTTACCAAGCCAGCTGGTGCCTGAAGGGTTATTTATTGTATTAATTGTTAGCTGGAACCCAGAGCCGGAACCACCTAGATAAGAGTTAGTTACAGTCAACACGTCATTAGCAACATAAAAGTTACCACCATTTATAATACTTACGCTAGTAACAATCTGCCCAGCTACAGTAATATCTGCGGTAAAGCCAGAGCCTGAACCACCATTTAGGGGTACGTTTGTATAGTAGCCGTTAGTGTATCCAAAGCCAGTATTAGTGATGTTTGCATTAGCTGCTACACCTTGAACAATAGACACTGGATAATAAAAATAATGTAATTCTGCTTGATAGCTTTGGTCTGGGGTTGGTCCCATAATAAGCGAAAGACTATTAGTGTTAGTGTATTGGGGTCCAAATAGTCCGTAATACTTAGGAGTACCTTGTGAGGAAGGGCTTGGGTAAGCTTCACGGATAAAGTTCACGTCTTTGTTTAGTAGGTACGTGAAAGGCACTGTGGTGTAGTCGGATGTGTATATAGCTACAGAATAGTTAGAAAGCCAATCAGAAGGCAACGACAAATACTGATTCCCAGCCGTGAGCGTACCCGTCACGTTTTTACGCAACACAGGTATTTGTACGCTGTTATATATGCGGTCTTCAGCTTCTATAACAAAACGCGGGATGTTATTAACAAACAATGCTTCAGTATTTTCACTGTAGTCTTGAATTGCTTGCCACAACTGGGTGTAATTCATTGCCATAAAAGCCTTACGCTAAAGGACCATACGCCTTACGACCACGCTCTGCAGCGCCATTACCACGAGTTTCTACGCCAGCACTTCTTTTCTTAGCAGTAGCATAGCTTACGCCATTTGGAACTGGATCTGTTAAGTCTGCTTCTCTTGCTGATTTCTCAGTTACATAAGTCTCAAATGGGCTTTCACCATCTTTAACAGAAGTACCATTCATAGCATAAACTTCAGCTGGTTTAGCGTTCTTAGGATTGCCCGTTTTAATGGCAGCACCTTTAGTTGGTTTGGTTTCTTTAGCCATGATTAACGACCTCTTTGATTAGCCGCACGAGCCAAGTTACGACCCATAGACTTATAGTTTTGGTTTAGTTTGCTTTTAGCGGCTTTTGGGCCGTTGTCAATTACTTTAGGACCGTCATTAGGGTAAACCTTTACATCGGTTTTGCCTTTACTAACTACGCGTCCGTCGCCTGCTTTTTTGTATGTCATGATTATTCCTAATTTGTTGATATTGTTACTGTACCCACCTGACAGATTGCAATCAGATAATTTGCCGTTAAAGCAGTATCAAACTGACTTGCACCACCTACAGGATTCCAACCCCACTGAAACACCCTACTACCACCGGAAATATTACCTAAAATATCTACTCCAGAAGCATAGTAACTAACGTCCGGTCTGGGTTCCCTAACTGCCTGTGGGTCATTAACTGGATATAACCCTAATTGTAACTGAGGATGGTCAGGATCCCAACATTCTTGACATACTTTTATACTGACTTGCTTGGTTTTGATGGTAAGCTTTTTAAGCTCCACCAGTTTATACCTTTGACCGCAACGATCACATTCCGCAATTGAATGTTTACCAGAAGCATACTTGGAGGGCATATTTTACCTCGCATAAAACAGATTCCTAGGCACAAAACGAATACTTGCCTTTTCTCTGTCTTCTTGGGCGGCTAAGTCAAATTGTTGGTCGTAATCAGCTTTTAATCCCATAACTCTTTGTGGGTCTACGCCAGGTAATTTAACACTGAGCATATATGCTAAACCAGCTACAAAACAATTAATAAATCTAAATGGGATATCGGCGATATTAACACCATTGCCAGCATCTTGAATACGGCGCATACGCCAATAAACAAACGTATAACTAGTTCCAGCATCTGGGGTAGGCCAGATATTAACGCAAGGTAGGTATTGCAAATAAACAGTTGTTCCTACAGTATGTGCCGTTGCTGTAGTTCCTGCTTGCCCGCGCCAGCAGTTTTGTATTTGATTACCTACAATATTGGTGTAAGCAATGATTTCTGAATCTAATTGAATAAAACCAGTAGAGCGAAGCTGGGTAGTAGAGCTAAGGGTAATAGTTGTATCAGTGGCAGAAACAGCGCTAGCTACTGTAATAGAAGTAGCATCAGAATTACCGCTTTGGCGGTTAACCCACATCTGAATCGGGCGACCAGTAGTTAGCTTATTTGGAATAGTCGAGTAGGTAGATTCTGAAATGCGGCTTAAATTAATATCTTGCTGGTTAGTAGGGCTAGCATTATTGGTGCGGGTTATTGCATCCAAAATATCAATGGTATTAACTGGAAGTGCATAAATGCCTTGGTTTGGTACCAGTGGAATAGAAGCTTCCTCAATAGTCCAAAGGTTAATACCTTTATTAGCCCACTCAATCGTCATTAGATTGATAGAGCGACGCGCAGTACGCAAGTCATATCCAGTACGGTCCTGCATACCGCAACGCTCAAAAGCCTCTTCTACGAGTTCTGTGAGGTCTAAGTTAAAGCCGGAAGTACCAGATGTGTACTGTGTTGTGGACATTATTTACCTACTAAGGCGTTCAACTCATCTAAAATTGCAGGCTTAATGTGCAGATTGCTCAAAATAACAATTACTTGGCTCAAAGTATCGGTACTTAAAGTAACCATCTTTTGGGTAGCTTGGGTAGTAACCGCTTGCACTTCAGCTACAGCAGCTGTAGATTCTTTAGTAAGGGCTGCAACTTGTTGTTGTAGGAAATCAGAAATTGTTGATTCTACGTTATCTAATGTACTCATTTTTTCTTCCTTGTTTTAGCAGACTCAATAAAGTCCTTTTTAGTAGGCGCACCCTTAGATCCAACAGGACGCATCTTTTCACCAGAGCCAGCTTTAATACGTGCTTGCTTTTTATGAATGTTCTCATATAGTCCGACTTTCCCACCTTTAGAATACTCAGTAAAGTCCGTATTATCTCTACGAGCTTTCTTAGCACCTTTAGGCATTTTAGAAGAGGCAATAGCGCCCATTCCGCGGGAAGCCATCATTACTTCTTGCCTTTAGCCATACCGCCGCCACAAAATGCTTTAATGTGGTCAGCATGTTTTTTGTGCCCAGCAGCATGTTTACCATAGTGGTCGCTATGATGTACGTGACCGCCATCTTCGTGCTTAGAAATGAAGTCGTCATGATGGACCATGTCTGGGCCTTTCATTGGTTCCATTTGTTCTTTTACCATTTTCATTTAAATCTCCTTAACAATAAGTACCACGAGTTTTACCTCGTTGGGCGATGCCATCTGCACGACTAGAAGCTGAAGATATTTTACCGCCTTTAGCTTTCTTAACTGGTTCCTGTGGGGCTGGAGCTGGTTTGCCACCTAAAATAATAGCTAGCTTAGACCCAGAAGTAGCAGCTTTATCGAGGTTTTGTTGACCCTCTTTATTCTGCTTCTCAGTACCAATAAGATTGTCTTTGATGTCGTCTAGTATGCTCATGATTAGCAGAATCTTCCGCGTGTCTTACCACGTTGCTCAATACCACCGCCACGAGCCATCTTCTTAACATCGCCACCTTTTTTATAGGTGTCACCCATTGGGTTCATGTTACCCATAGCTTTGGTCATTACATTTGACTTTGGTTTAGATTTCATGCGTGGTTTAGCAACTGGGGTTGGAACTTGCTGATCCATATTACCACTAGCTAAAGCAGCCATCGCGCGGGCGCGAGTATCATCACCGATGTTGGCATTTTGACCTTGAGCAGTTTGAGTATCAACATCACCACCTTCATCGTAACGCTTTACTTTACCGCCTTTAGCCATCTTAACTTCTTTGCCTTTAGTCAAGCCGCGTTTTTGTACAGCGCTTTGACCGAACTTCATTAGCTTGTTAGAACCTTTTTCTACGTCTTTAGACATTGTGCGTGGGCCCATAGATTCTTTAGCCATACCGCCTTTTTTAAGGGCAATCTTAGTACCTTTACCGCCTTTGTGTTCTTGGGCATCATGTTCTTTGAATGCTTTTTTAATCATAGCTACGTCTTGCTTTTTGTCCATAGCCTGTTCTTTTTTTGATTCTGATTTGGATTCTTTTTCCATAACTTTTCCGCCTTTTTTCATACCATCTTCTACATTCCTGGGATTAAAAGGTTCATCGGTTTTAACGCCACGTTGTCTTTGCATTGCCATAATTTTTCCGCCCTTTTTCTTTCCAATGTATTTAGTTAAGTCATTTTCTGGGACACTTTTAGATGCTCCCAAAACCCTACCATGTCTAGTTATATCACGATTAATCATATTTATACCGCCTACTGCAAACTTCTTCCCCTTGTCTGCTTCCGAAAAATCTCTACCTACTGACTGGGGTACACCAACCTTTTTAGCCATCTTAGGGTTATGGGCTACCATTTCCATAAAACGATGTTGCTTTGCTGACTTACTTGGCATTACATTTCCATCTTTTTAAACTAGCTGCCTTACGAGTAGGGCGACCTTTTTCATCTTTCATAGGTCCGGGCATTCCAGACATTCTTGCACAAAACGATTTCTTTCTAGCTCCACCTTCTGGTTGGGGTGCTTTTAAATGCGAACCAGTAGCTGCATTGTACTTAGCACGACCTTTAGCAGTAAGCCCAGCACCTTTGGAAGCAGGTAACTTTTCACCGCGACCAACTGCAAGCGAAACACCTTTTTTCTTAGGCATTATTTACTCCAGAAACCTTGAAACAAGTTAGCAATAATAGCGCCAATTAAAGCAGCTGCACCACCTACGCCTAACAGCAATCTCCAACCACCATGAGCTTCAGCCAATGTCTTTTGAATAGCTTGGATAGCGGTCTTGATTTCTTTCATTTCTTCGACCATTTTATCCATATCGCTTTGCAGGTGTGAGATATCGTTCGCGTGGGTAGCTAGTTCTCTTGCGGTAGAAATAAGATCAATTTCACTCATGATTAACCGTAAGTAATAGCCAATGAAGTTAGCGTTGTACCAACTACATAAACACCATTCTGGCAAACAATACCTTCACCAGGAAGTAAAACTTGGAATGGTTGTACTGCAGTAGCGTATTTAAATTGATACACAATAGGTCCAGTAGTATCTGTACCGTCGTATATAGTAAACGTACCAGCTGTACCATTGCCTAAAAAGACAATAGATTTTATTCTAGTTCTTCCTGTATATAACTGCGCAGGAAAGCTAGTCGCTGTCGCTGACTTTACGTCATATTGCATTGTCATAATTAATCTCCTAAAGATTTAAAAAGGAGGCGGGGTTAACCACCCCCTAGCAGATTAATTAATCAAAGTTACCGTATGGGTATGTTGTAGCATTACCAATGTTGTAGTCGGCTTGTGTATAACGCAAAGTAATATTTACTTGACCTGAGTTAACTGAAGTCAAACCAGTTGCTGTCAATGCCAAAGTTACTACTACTTGGCTAAACCATGTAGGCTGTTGACCAGGTTGTACGTTCTGAACATCTTGCAATGTACCATTAGCATTATCTAACTGGGTTGCTGTAAAGGTAGCATATGTACGACCAGCAGCTGTAATAGCAGCAGAAGTGCCATAAACACCAGTAGTAGTAGCAAAAGCGTTAGAGATGTATGGTTGGATTGAAGTTACAGCGTGTGTACCATCAGTTGGGGTAGTGCCTTGCTCAATGATTACATCAATTAAGTTTGAACCGTATGGGAGCAAGAATACTGCACCGCGGTAGTTAGTACCAGTAGCATCAGCAGTAGGAGCAGCAGCAACAGTTGGGCCAGAAGTGCTATAAGCACCAGCTTGTGGGGTCCAAATAGTACCAATGTTGTTAGGGATATTGTTTGAGCTAACGAATACGCCAGATGCACCACCGTAGTTAGTTGTACCTGGAGTTGTTACAGCAAAGTCCAAAAATGCGTTTTGAACTAATTCCGCTGTACCAACGGAGCGCTGTGGACCCATACGCTGTTCACCAGCTAAAATTGGGCCTGAAAATGTAGAACGTGCCATGATAAGAATCCTTATGCAAAAGTTCCCGTACCAATCATTGCATTGTCTGCTGGGGCAGTCCGGTACAGGTAATCACCCAGATACGCCTAGTTTACACTAATTATTCTTTTGTGTGTAATCATTTTTATGTAAAATGGGTAGTATTAGATAAATAAATGGAATGGGTATGAGTGCTTGGCTTATCATAGTTACGGGGCTAATTTACGCCTACATATCAGTAGAGCAAGGGTCTAAAGGTAATTGGGCTATGTCTATGGTGTACGCAGGGTACGCTTTCTCTAACGTAGGTCTATATTTAATGGCAACAAAATGACAACTATTGTGGGTGATTGGGGCAGGAAAGTACTAGTGGCGGATAGTCAGTTTACCGATAGCGATTCTGGCATTAAATACTTTGAAGATAAGATATTTCCGATTGATGGTGGCTGGCTAGGAGTTGCTGGAAACTATGTCGATGCGGAAAAAGTTTTAGATTACCTTAGCAAAAAAACTAAAGCTAAACCTAAACTTAAATCCGATAGCTCATTTCTAAAATTAACTAAAGAAGGCTTGTTTTCCTGCGGGGATGATTTAGAATGGGAAAGAGTACGAACTTTTATGGCTATTGGTAGTGGTTCGATGGCTGCAGAAGTGTGTATGCGTATGGGGTTACACCCCCATGAGGCAGTTAGTTGGGCTTGTAATGTAGATGCAAATAGTCACGAACCAATCAAAACATACTCCTTAGACGATAAAGATGCCATATAAAGACCCAGAAGTATCTAAAGCGTATCACAAGATTCAAAGTCGTAAGTACTACGAAAAAAATAAAGAAAAAGTAAAGGCAGCCTCTACTGTATTTAAAGAACGGGGCAAAGAAAAGTGGGATAAATATAAAGCCACTCTTAAATGCGCTAGGTGCGGTGAGAATCATATTGCTTGCATGGACTTTCATCATACAGATCCATCTGATAAAGAATACTCAGTAAGCGCTTTAATTAGCTCTAAGATGTTTACTAAAGCTTACAAAGAGATCAAAAAGTGCATTGTGTTATGCGCAAACTGCCACAGAAAACACCATTATGAAGAGCAGAAAAAGCAAAGCCCCGCCTTGTGAGCGGGGCCTGCACCAAGTAGTCGAAACCGCTTGGGGGGTTAGTTCTTAGTAAGAACCGTAGATTCCTAGTGGATCAGACCAACCGAAGCTGTAACGCTCACGAGACTTGTAACGAACGTTACCTGTATCGAAATCACCGTCCATAGAATTCTGGAGTGGTGTGCGCTCGAAGTGCTTCAAACCATTAGGTACATCAGTTGTCAAGAACCAAGCATTGGTAGCGGTCAAGAAGTGGTTAATTGTGTAACCTTCTGGAACAGAACCGTTGTTCTTAATTGCATTGATGTCGTTGTTGTTTGTGCCAACGCGCAATTCAGTTTCGAGCAAACGAGTTGCAACGAATTGGAGTGCAGGTGGAACAACTAACTTACGTGGTTTAGCAGCGATCAAGAGGCCGCGCTCATCTGTCCAAGCAGCGATTTGAATAACAGCATTTTCCAACGCAGTTTCGTTCAAGTCAGCAGGAGTAGATGGAGTGTTGGCGTTTGAGCCACCGTTTACCAATGGGTGTGCGCTGTTGAGTAATGATACGCCATCGCCACCGGTATAAGCAGCAGAGAAAGCGTTGTTCAATACAGCAGCAGCTTTAACCTGTTTGGTATAAGCCATAGCACGAGCCAAGCCTTTGGTGTAACGAGCGGATAACGAGTCATACAAGTTATCTTCGATAGCTTCTTCAGTCAAGCTGAAGCCCAAAGCGATTGTTTCGTGGTTGTAACGTGCAGTCCATGCTTCTTGCGCGTTGTCGTAAGCGATTGCAGAACCTTCGCCCTTGACTGGTGCAGCGCTAAAGCCGGACAGTTTTGTTTCTTCTTCAAAAGAACGCTCAGAAGTCTCAGTTTCGTAAATCTCTTTGTGTTCTTCACCATAGCGAGCGTACTCTAATCCGAACAATGCATTCAGTCCGGGGAGCAACTCTTTCAGTAGTTGTGCGCGTGAAATAGCCATTTATAGCTCCTTAATTAAAGTGTAGCTGCAGAAGCAGTGTTGTTGTAGTACTCGTGGTTACCGAAGTTGAACTTAATCAATACTTCTGGATACTGAGTAAACACCAATGTGCTTGATGCAGGGATTGTCATGGTTGTAGATGCAGTGCCTGTTGGGCTGTTAACTGTTACAGGAGCGCTGTTCAAAACAACTGAAGTAGCACCAGCAGTAGCAGCTGTAGAAACCCAAGAACCTGTACCAACATATTGACCGTTAGCAGCAATGTAACCTACTTCTGTACCAACTGGCAAAGCTACAGGAATAGCAGCGCAAGTAATAGTAGCAGTAGAAATGCTGGTGAAGGTAGATGTTGAAGAGGTAGCTGAATCACGAGCCAAGTCAACGATACGGAAAGGCAATGTGCCAGTGTTAGCAGCAGAAGAAGCTAATACAGCATTGTATGAATCACCGTTGTTGATAGAACCAGTTAAGTCAGAGCCCGCAATGTTCAAACCGATCATTGAAGTCGCAGCAGAACCAATAGTGGTACCACCTTGAGATGTAACGACAGCAGATTTGAAAATTGTGTCAGGATCGTCAGTCACGATAGCAACTGCGTCACCAGCTAAAGTATTTGCAGGCCAGTATTGGCTGAAAGTCTTTTGCTTAGTAACTGGGTTAGTGAAAGAACAACCTAAAAATACGCCTACAATTCCGTTACCAGCTGCACCAGTGGTAGAAGTACCACCAGTAGTTACAACTGTGCGTGTTACGAAACCGCGAGCAATACCTACTACGTCGCCATAAAAAATATTAGTGCCAAAGCCGTACTGGATCGGAATGTTGCGTGTCGAACCAGAGAAAACTTGACCACCAATAAGATTTAAAGGCTTAAACCCGTATGGACCGGGTACTGTTGGATATGCCATTTGAAATCTCCTAAAATTTATTTACCTTTGCCAAAGCTGGACGAAGATCTACTTTCTTTAAAAATAGGCATCCGCGCATCGCTTTGACGCATTAAATTATTATCTACAGCCTCAGTCTGTTTCTGTGTCATTTCAGCATAATAAGCTTGCTGTTGTTCTACAAATTC